CTGGGCACTACACTTCTTCTCTTGTCCGCAAAACGCGGAGTGCTTCTAGTATCCTACTAGCCTGACGTCCAACGATTCCATCGTTGCCTTCAGTTGGAAGAATGCTAACTAAGCTTGAGTTGCCTAGAAAACCCGAGTCAGTTTCCTGACGCCGGTTAAAGGTATTCAGAGAGTGAAGTTTCTTCTTTCCGATTGCTTTGAGCCAGATGTTTGTAAGATGTTTAGACTCTTCAGCATCTTGATTTGGTTTGTTGGTAGGAGGCGATATCTCTATCTCTCCTGTCAGGTATGATAATGTACCCCGATAACCGTCAGTTATTAGACTTCTAACGAAGCTATTGACAGAGGTTGGGACGCGACCTCCTAATGGTCCGGCCCAGTCAGATTTTCTCTTACTAGTCATCCATTCGACGAACGGATGTGTTCTGAGAACCTCGACTGATGGGACATCCTCACTAAGAGTAGCGGCATTCTCACTAATCAATGACTGATCCAGACGTATCTTTGACCGGATACGCGACGCTAAGGCATAGAGCCAAGGGTGGATATCGCGATCTTTTACTGAGATGGGCTTATCTTTTTGCCACAATTTTACACTCAGTGGTAAAGAATCTCTTTTTCCGACACCTCCTAATTCTAGGGGGACGGTAAGTAAATAATCTAGTACCTTTTTGCCCCAAGGCGGAGCAGGCACTTGCTGAACTATAGTTCTCAGCTTTTTGAGTCTTACACTCCAGCCTACAGGCGAACCAAGTTCAATAAGTAGAGGAATCCATAATCGCCAATCTTTGGTAGCTGAATGGATTTGATTTGGTTTGATAGGTACCAACAGCTGACCTTTCCAGATAAGAAGTTTCGCAAACTCAGAGACCGGAGCAATACCGGTTTTACCTCCAGAGATGAAAGACTTCTGCAAGTTGATCTTCATACCTAGATCTTTCACTAACCTTAAATAACAGTCAGCAACAGATTTAGAGCCGATAACTATGTCATCTCCACAGATAACATAATCATGAAACTGTATCCATGGGAGCTTCTTTCCTGAAGATATCCATGCCGCATATTGTACTAAGAGATGATGAGTAACTGCCATAAGTGGCCATGAGCCATAAACGCCCATTGGTTGACCGACTCCCCATCTAATCATCTTTCGAGTCTTAGACTTAGGGTATTTGAC